TTACCCGAGTCAATCGGACCATGAACCTTGTTCAACCACTGGTCTTTATTTTTGTAGCCCTGCTAATCGTTTTATTGTACGCAGCCATGTTGCTGCCAATGTATCAAAATATGGAGGTAAATTTTTAGATGAAAAAAATGATGATGAAATTAAAAAAAGCCACGGTAAAAGGGTTCACTCTGGTAGAAATGAGGGATACTAAAATTCTTTAAATTCTCCACAAAATTTTGATACATTCAGCCGTGACCTGCACCTTACTAATCAGTGACCGTACCACGCTTGCTTGCATCTCGTAGTCCATTTTGTAAATATCATCTTTTTCCAGGATTTTACGCATTTCCTCTTTCTTTTCGTTGCGTTTAAGCGCTGGATCGTTTTCCAACTCATTTTCCAACCTTGAGCGCATTTCTAGGAACTCAGCCGACTTTCCTTGTAGTTGCTCTAGCGTTATGCGATTGTCAATATAAAGGTCGTTTAACCTGCTTATTTTGCCCGTCAGCTCGTTTATTTGTCTTTTGTAGGCCTTTCGGTCTATCTCGTTTTTCTGCGCCTTAAACAGCCCCTCAAAGCTCTCTTTATCGACTTGCAACTTACTTATTTCTTGCAATACATAGGCCTCAAGGTCATCCTTGTAGTAAAAGCCTGAGTCACATTTTTTGTTGCCATTGTAGGTAGTGGCTCCGATTGTTTTTCTAGGGTGTCTTTGGTGGCACTCGTATTTTACAAATCTAGTGCCATCTTTCCTCTTTACACCCATTATGATTTTTAAGGGAGCTAGACAGTAGCCACATTGGCCAATACCTGAAAGCATATACTTTGCCTGAAATGGTCTAGGGTTCAAGTTTTCAAGTGCAGTCCTTTGTCTGATTTTAAGTTCTTCCTGTGTCTTGTCATAGGTTTCTTTTGATATGATAGGCTCATGATTGCCTTTGTAGATTTCTCCCATAAATTGATTATAGCCACAGTACACAGGATTATCTAATATCACTCTGACAGCTCTATAATTCCACGGTATCGGTTTTGGGTACTTCTCATTAAGGTCATCCCTAAGCTTAGTGATAGACCTACCTGATAGATAGCTCTCAAATATGAATTTGATAGCTAGTGACTGTGCTGGGTTGATGGTCATGGTGCCTGTTTCTTTGTGGTAATCATACCCATAGGAGGTCTTAGCCCACATCATGGATTTTCCAGCTTTAGCACGTCCTAACTTACCAAGTTGCATTCTTTCCTTGATTTGCTCCCTCTCTAGTTGAGCGAACACGGCCAACAGTCCAATCATAGCTTTACCGAATGGAGTAGAAGTGTCAAAGTTTTCTTGAAGACTTAAAAACTCGATGCCATTTTTTATAAAGACTTCCTCGATTAAATAGAGCGTATCTTTCTGACTCCGACTTAGTCGGTCTAATTTATAAACTAGGACTGTGTCGAATTTCTTTTTTTGCGCATCTTTTATCAGTTGTTCGATTGCTGGACGGTTTGTATTGGATCCTGAAAATCCACCATCAGTGTAGACCTTGTAGACACTCCAGTCTTTGATTTTGCAGTAGGCTTCCAGTTTGTCTTTTTGTTCCTCGATTGAGTAACCTTCCTCCACCTGGGAAGTTGTAGACACCCTGACATATATTGCCACCTTATTCGTTGTTTTCATTGCTTTTATACCCCCTTTTTGATAAAATGGGTATAGTAAAACGGGCCATTTAATGCCTTTTACTATACTGCTGCCTCACGCTCTCGGTCGCCAAACTTCTGAGCGTGGGGCTTTTTTAGTTGTAGTATTCATAAGTGAATTTACTGTATTTCTTAAGATAAGTCTCGATAATATCAAGATCTTCAACTAAAAGATTATGTTTTATAAAGTCAAAATCTTTTTCCGTAAGGAAAATTTTCTTCCTCAGCGATTTTATTTCTTTCTTTGCGAGTTCAAATGCGTTACTATAGTCGTCTAAATCGCACATGTCTGAAATATTTCTAATCTCTGTAATTATAAAACTATTCAATATAGGCTCCGTATAGATGGGGTGGGGTATGTATTCGTAGCTGTTTTTGAGTCCGGAACAATCAAATAGCATTGCTTTAATAAAATACTTTAAAGCTATTTTATATTCTTTTTGTTTTTGGTATAAATCTCCTAAGGCAAGGTTATTAATTCTTACCAGCCCGAAACGTTGTTCACGTACGTTCTTTGCCATTTGGTCGTTCAAAATTTTAATTTTAATATCATCGTATGAATCTTCAGGAAATTTTATTGAATAATCTTTATATTCTACAGCAGAAATATATTGGTCCTGATGTGCTTTTATCAGATTTTGATTTTCTAGCAACACTTGTTCGCCTGATTCTGTTAAACAAAGGGCTTGTGGTATTCTTGTTTCTAAAATATCAAAGTTATCTATAATTCTCTGGACAAGTTGATCTTTTTTTCCGCTCGTTGGCAAAGATTCATTTTTTAAGATTTCTTTTAATTCTATAACTTTTAGCTTAGATAAGCTTTTTTGTGATTTTTGAAACTCTAACATCCCCATGTTAATCAGCTTGTTTCGATGCAGTTGTGGATTGATATGATAATCATATTCAAAATATGCTGGAAAATTGTCGTGGGGACTGTTTTCTATCCAGTATAAGAGGATGATATCTCCCATTTGTAATGAGTTATCATTCTCTTTTGTATTATCTATCACTGGGCTTTTCACAGGTTTTTTAAAAGAATTGAGTAAATTTGTCAAAAAGCTCATGTGTCATCCTTCCTTAAAATATCAATTTGTTTTTATCAGTTCTCGGCAGGTGTAAAACTACCAACAATTTTTCCAATAATTCGAGGATCTTCCTCGTAAGGTGCAAACCTATCTTTATATTTTGGATTAAGTGATACTAAGCGCAATCCATCAGGTTCACGATAAACTTTTTTGATGTACGTTTGGCCATCCCAATCTATGGCATAAAACTCTCCGTCATAATCAAAACCAGTCTCTTTTATGAGTACAACCTCTCCGTTTTGGAACTTAGGTTCCATAGAATCACCAAAAACCCAAGAGGCAAAATCATGATCTAAATCTTTATTATAAAAAACAGTATCATAGTTTCCATCGTTAAAATAAGAGTAACCATTACCAGCCGCCAATTTTTCAAAAACACGGTATTCAAAAAGCTTTTCCTCAATTGTGATTACTTTATTATTTTGCTCTTTCAATTGTTCACTAGCGTAGTTAAGAACCTTTTGTTTTCTCGGAGTTGATAGCTTGACAACCTTTTCAGTAATCTTGTGAACCAACGGGGAGGTTGGGATTTTCAATTCTTGTTGATTGTCTTCCCATCCCATCAAATCTCCAGGTGATACATTTAATTTGTCAGCGATTTTTTTTAATACTTCAGGTCCAACCTTTTCAATATCTCCTTTTTCGTACCTAAAAATAGTAGAACGAGAGACACCTACACTTTCTGCAAGCTCGTCCGCAGACATTTTCAACGCTTTTCGACGTTGTTTTATTCTTTCTCCGACATTCATTTTTTTACCCCTTATTATATATTACACAATAATTTTACAATATTAGTCGCAAAAATGCAATATAAAAAGTTTCAAAAATGCGATTTTTTTGTTGACATTTACTCTTTTATCAGTTATACTTAAAACAATAAGTCGCATAAGTGCGACAAAATAGAAAGGAGCAGATATGGTAAATGTATCGAAATTAAAAGGAAAAATTATCGAACGTAATACCACTCAAGAAGCTTTAGCAAAAGATATTGGGATTGATAAGAGTACGTTCTATAGAAAAATGAAACAAAATGGTAGTTTCTCTATACAAGAGGTAAACTTGATTGTTTCTTCCCTCAATCTTTCAAAAGATGAAGCTATGTCCATTTTTTTTAGCGATATAGTCGCATAAGTGCGACAAAATAGAAAGGAGAGCGTATGACAAATTTTAAAAACGTGAATGTTCAATTAATCTTTCAGAAATGCAACGGATGATTATACAGCAGTCAAAAATGATTTTTTGAGAGATCCAAAACTTGAACCTGCCACAATTGGGATATTGATGGTTATTCTCAGCAATAAAGAGAATTGGCTAGTCTATCCAGAGGAAATAGCTAAACGATTAAATGTTAGTCGTGACATGATAGACCGTCATCTAAAAAAACTAGAGGATGCTGGTTATATGCGAGTTGTCAAAAAAAGCCTTGGTAGAGGTCGAGGAGTTCAGACTTTCAGATTCTTCTCAGATATCAAAATTACTGATTTCCAATTTGAGATTATGTTGCAGAGATTGGAGGATGCTTTGCAAAAGTTATCCACAGATTGATATTTACATTTCCGACTTTTACAAATCTGTATTTTACAAATCTGTATTTTACAAATAAGTAAAATAAGGCACTAATAAATATTAATTAACAACAAATATTAAATAACAATAAATATTAATTAACAACAAATCCTACTTCTTTTAATAAATAAAAGAGAGAAATTTAAAATTTCTAATTTAGGATTTTGCAAAAATGGAAAGGAGTACTCATGAAGCAATTAAAACTAAGTATTAAACCCAAACAAGAACCTACTGAGGGTCAATCTCTTAATTCTTCAGGTTATTCAGTAAAAATCAATGACTGGGAGCTTGGCAGAGGGGTCACTGGCTTCAGACTAGAAATGCCTGCGAACGGAAAACCAAAAATCACTATTGATTTTACACCAGATATTATTGAAACTAATGGCGTGGTTGTGGATCCTCAAGTTTTAGAAGTGTTTGAGCAATCTTACTCAGACTTTATTGCCAAAACTCAAAACGAGAAGGAAAAATCTGATTAGAAGACAACAAAAAGCACCTGACGGCAATCAGGCGCTCAATAAAATTATTCAAGGAAATTATAACATGAAAAACAAAAAAGAGCAATGGAAACCACAAATCGTGAATATCATGGCTGACGGTTCCGTAATTGATGACTTGACAGGGTATGCAATCCCAGCTGGTCATTCATACTACAACATTATCAAGCCATTTTATGAGGGGGTGTAACCATGAAACTATTTACTCAATTTAAACTCAACCATGAACGTTTGTTTAAGGTAATCAACCTTGACTGGAGAGCAGTCGCAATCGAGCTTATGAATGACCTAATTGAAGAGCAAAAGAGCCACTTTGCCACCAAGCAAGAAAACTATGACTTAAAGCAACGACTAGCCATCTATAAAGAAAAAGAACAATTAAACCAAAAGGGAGCACAACAAAATGATTAACGTACTAAAAGCAATCAAAACGATCAATAAAATTGAACAACTTCAAAAAGAATTACACACTTTCAGTTTAGCTTTTCTAGCTCTACAAGACGTTGGCTTAATGCCAGAAACTGAAAAAGGAAAGGCGAAGGCTCAAACGATGCAAGATGTAAGCCACATGATCAAGGATATTTTAGATGGCAAGTCAGTAGATGAAGCCACAAAACGATTAGAAATCACAGTTGAAACCAAAGATGACGAAGAAGTGGAGCAAGAAGAAGATGACAATACTAGAGATTAAGAGCAAGCTCTATCCATGCGTAAACGTCAACGAACGGAAGCGCCTAAAATGGTACAAAAGCCACGACATCAAGAAGTACCTGAAGGAGATTTCCAAACTTTGGAGAAAGTACGAGGACAAACTTGATGGACGGATTGTTTAACTACGACAGGGACATGATGGAGCCACCTGAAGAGCGAGAAGAACTCGACCCAGAGTTGTATGTATATATTGGTTGTGGCCAATATCGCTATGTAGGTGACGAAATTTAAAGATGAAAGGGAGCGCACATGATCAGCAGAGAAATGAACGCAATTGAAATTGAAGTTTTGAACCTGATTGCAAATAAAGGAAGTTTTGAAAAACCTATCTCATCAAATGATCTACGAGGCGAGACAGGGTTGTCAAAACGTCCGCTTGAACAGGTAATCGAAAGCCTAAGGGTAAATTTCAGACACCCGATTGTGGCCAAGAAGTTTAAACCAAACGACTATTATCTTCCTAAAAACGAGGAAGAAAGACAGGCAGGCCTGGCACCTTACCGACGGCAGATTTTGACCGAACAGAAGAACTTGTCCATCGTCATGGCCGTGGATTTAGAGAAGTATTGGAATTTAGAGCATGATTGAAGAACTACTTGCAGAAATTGGTCAATGGCGCTCGGAGTTGAACTCGGAGAAATTATCAACGAGCAACAAGATATTATTTTGAAATTGCAAAACGAAAATAAACGCTTGAAGCGTGAAAATTGGAATTTGAAGAAAACGAAAGGTAGAAAGAAATGAACGAATTAACACAAAAACAAATCACATCGAACGTTGCAACCCGAATTGAAGCCATGAAAGGCGAAGGGTTGCTAATCGCACCAAATTATAGCGTAAGTAACGCTCTAAGTTCAGCCTACTACGCTCTTAAAAACTCATCTAGTGGGAACTTGCTAGAGAAATGTACGCCTGATAGTGTCTATAATGCCTTGCTTGACATGGTTGTGCAAGGGTTGAGCCCAGCTAAGACACAATGCTATTTTATCCCTTACGGGAACAAAGCGACGCTTGAACGTTCCTATTTTGGAACCATGAAAGTGGTTAAGCAACTGTCTACAGTCAAAGACATTTATGCCAAAATCATCTATGAAGGTGACGAATTCGAGGCAGAGGTAGTCGATGGGCGCTGGAAGTTTGTCAGCCACAAGTCGAGTTGGAAAAATCAAAACAATCCAATCGAAGGTGCTTATTGTGTGATTGAAAAAACGGACGGAGAAAAAATCCTCACGATCATGACAAAAGAAGAGATAGACGTTTCGTGGTCACAATCCAAAAACAAGAGCGTTCAAAATAAATTTCCTCAAGAAATGGCCAAACGTACGATTATTGAACGTGCTGCAAAAGATTTTTTCAATACATCGGACGACAGCGACTTATTTATTGATGCAGTCAATCGAACTACTGCGAACGAGTATGACAACGAGCGCAACGTTAAAGACATCACTCCAAGCGAACCAGTAGAAACGCTGGACGCTATTATGGGCGAGGTGGTCGAACCTGAAGAAGCGCCAGAAGTTCAAGAGCCTGAAAAACCTAAAAAAGAACCTCGCAAGAAAAAAGAGATCATTGAGCAAGAAGTGACAACCGCTGATACAAGCCACCCTGCTGAAGAAGCTCCAAAATTCGACGAAGAAACGGGCGAAGTTTTGGAAGAGGTCAGCTTATTTGAAGGTAACACCATCAATGTGAAGGAGTAGGATCCATGGAAGAACTAACACAAGAGAATTACTACCAGGACACAAGCTGGTTGACCAATTCACGCTTCAAACGTTATCAGCAATGCCAAGCGAAGGCATTTGCACTCGATAGTGGGCAATGGGTAGAAGAGAGGGACGAGACACCTCTCCTACTCGGTAACTACGTTCATAGTTACTTTGAAAGTCCAGAAGCGCATCAGCAGTTCATGAACGAAAATGGCGAGAAGCTACTTGCCAAGACTGGGAAAAATAAAGGAAACCTCAAATCTGACTTTGTAATCGGCGACAAGATGATTGAAAGCCTGAAAGACGATGAAGGGTTCAACCGTTTGTATCACGGTTACTCATCGGATGAAGTTCAAAAAGAATTGATTGTCTATGGCGAAATTGAAGGCGTGCCAGTCAAAGGTAAGCTAGACAGTTTAAATCTAAGCCGTGGTTACTTTGTGGATTTAAAAACCATGAAGTCCATCTACTCGGAAGAATGGAGCGCAGAACTCAAGAAACGAGTTCCCGCTGCAGTCAATAATATTTTGAATTTTGGGTATCACGGTCAGCTTGGTCTATATCGTGAACTTTTAAAACAAATGACAGGTAATGATTTTAGACCTTACATCGTAGCGGTAAGTAAGGAGAACGTTCCAGACCGTGAAATTCTGAAAATCGATGATGAATGGCTGGATGAAGGTTTAGACAAAATCAAGTCTGAAATTGTCGAAGTTTGGGACGTGATCCAGGGCAAACAGAAGCCTAAGAAGTGCGGGCATTGTGACTACTGCAGAAGCCAGAAAAAACTAGGTACAGTCGTTACTCTGAACGACCTGATTGAAATGTAAATAAATTAAACAAGCCGTGCATTCTTGTAAAACTGCGAACTAGAAAGCGTCAGTAAAGGTTATGTGACCTTGGACGAGCGACTGCCCGTATTTAGCCAAACTCACACAAAGGCAGTCGCGTTTTTTTAAAATGACATGAATGAAATCAAAGAAAAAGCTCTGGCCAAGTTGCTAGAAGAAATGAAGAAGGACCATGGACCAGCTGAGGATGCTATCCACAATTGGATTTGTGATCAAGAAGACGAAAAACTTTTTGAAGGAGTTTTGGCCAACAAGAAATCTATCAAAGAAGCCTTGAACTATTGCGCTAGCCAAGCTAAGAACTTTAAGTCAGGAACTTGTGCGATGGTAGATGACTCTACTGTATTTGGCTGGGTCTATAAGTATTTTACCGGCAAAACTAAAAAGGTCGAGGCTGTTCAAGCTACTGTTACGGTCGGTCAACGGCCTGAGAAACCGAAATCTAAAAAAGTCAAAAAACAGAAAAATGTTATTGACGGCCAGCTGGATTTGTTTGGGGAGTTAGCATGATAAAAAATCAAAAAATTATTGCTGGGCGTTTGAAACCTCCCCAAAAATTCTTTGACTGGTGCTATTCGCAGATCCCGACCATCAAATGGTCTAACAAATCTCAAACGATTCAGAGCGACCGGACAGGTTGCAGAGTAATTGAAAAAAGGTTGACAAAGTCGAGCAGATTAGATTTTTATGATAAATTCCATAGTTTCGCAATTGTTCTTGTGACGTGCAAGCGGATTGAAATCCAATCTTACGGATTCTGGTCGCGATACACAAATGGCAAGCAATCTATCAGGATGCAGCTAACAAACTTTGAGCAGATGAGTGACAATCAAGTCATACAACTGACTGAGAGATGCGGAGTCTACGCTCCTGGTCTTACTCCTAACTTCTCAGGTCAAGGGGCTTACTCAGGGACAGTATTCTTTGAAAATAATTGGGAGGAAAAGATTCGGGAGATTTCTGAATTGAAGTATTTAGAATTTCCTTCCGGATTACGCTATTACCATTTGCCACACATGTATAAATACCGTTCCGAAATCGAGTTCCTGCAGAAAATAAATGCCTGGAGAATGGCTACAGACCTTGCTTATGATGTTACTGAATATGACGGATGGCATGTGAGAAAAGCAGTTGATTGCCGTGTCGTAACAAAAAAATGGCTTCATGAAAATAAGCGATTTTTCAAAAATACCGACAGGTCCTTTAGAGATTACGAGCTAGAACGTCGCATCAAAGCACGAGGTGGCACGCTTATTCCTGGAATTGAAAAAGTCCTGACTTATCAAGATATCAACAAAATTCCAAAAGCTGCTAAAATGAACAGGTTCCAGAATTGGTTCTTAAAAAACAAAGTTAATTTTGATTACTATGTAGACTATATCAGCATGTTGAACGAGCTAAATGTATCTATCGATACTGACAATCTCATCATGCCAAAAGATTTGATCAAAGCGCATGACAATGCAGTTAAGTTGCTCATTCAGCACAAGAGTGAGATTGAGCAGCGCAAGTTCGAGAAGCGCCAGAAATCTTTGGCCAAATACGAGAAAGTGGTAGGCCAGTATCTCTTTAAACCAGCCTATAATTCCGGAGAATTGATTTTGGAAGGGAAGGCACTGTCACATTGTGTCGGCAGCGCTAGATACACTCAAGATCATGCAAACGGCAAAACAACAATCATATTCGTTAGGTCAAAAGATGAACCAGACAAACCGTTCTTTACTTTGGAATACAAGGATGGCCGAATCGTTCAAATTAGGGGAAAACATAATTTATCAGCTCCAGAAGAAATCCAGCAAGCTGCAGATAAATGGCTGTTAGAAATCAACAAAAATACAAAACACGCATAAAGGAGAAAAACAAATGCAAAACAAAATCGACATACCAGGAACAACCATTACACTTGAAATCGTGGACAAGACCATCACGATTACAAACAAAATTGAATATGATATGCAGATGCATTTTAGAAATGCGGACGCAGATACCTCTCTTGATGCAAGTGGCGACGTGTTTGAGCCTCTCTATTGGCTAGATATTAAGGCAACACCGAAAGTTCCGACAGAGTATCATACGAGCCTTGGGATCAAAAGAGAAAAGCGCCACTTGGCCGAGCTTCAGAAGTTCTTTGAATTCGTTGAAGATAACAAGCGCAATCTCTTTGACATTTGTGGTATTAAGGGAGAACTGCAATGAAATCTCTGACATTATCGTTAGACATTTCAACTACTGCGACAGGATGGGCCGTATTTCACGGCTCTGACCTTGTCCAGAGTGGTGTCTTAAAACATAAAAGCAAGTCTTTCTTTGAACGTGGGCGCTTCATGGCTAGCGAATTGCGAGCTATTCAATCAAGAGCTTTGCAGAAATATGACGAGCCCTTCGAGTCGATCGTAGTCGAGAAAAACTCGGTCATGGGTCCAAACCAACAATCAATGATCAGTATTGGAATTGTAACGGGCATCATCCTTGGACGGTTGATTGCTGACAATGTGTATTTTGTGAATGTGTCTACCTGGCGCAAGTATTGGAAGTTCAGCTATAAAGACCGTAGCAAGAAGTCAATGAAGCTGCAGGCGGTTGCTAAAGTGTCCGAAATGTTCGACATGAATGTCAAAGACGACGAGGCTGATGCTATTCTGATTGGCTCGTACTTTGTCAATCAAGGTCACGAATTCGGAGACCTAGAAAGCCATAAGATAAGTTGAGGAATTAGAAGATGAATGAGAAAAAATTGATTGAGAAAATTGGAAATTTAGATAAATTGTATGGAGAAAAGTTTTATGTTGCTTTGGACGATGTTTTGGATTTAGTGAAACAACTAGACGAACCAGAAACAGGTCACGCAGACGAGGCGCCTCGTTATGTCAAGAATATACTAGCAAGATTGCGAGAATTGCCGCTGCATGATCGTGAAGTTTGGCTAAAGGCCATCATGGGTGAATTTGAGAAAGATTTCAGTCATGCAAAATGGCGTGAGGGTTATGAACAAGGTAAGTTCGAGGGTGTGTTTGGACGTGAGAAAGTCAAAATCCCGCAGTTCGTGGCGGGTTGGATTGAGTATTGTAAATTTACTCATGTTGATTTGCAACACGCTTTAATTGTTGGCGATGTAGACTTTTACAATTACGCAAATCAAACAGATTTTTCAAAACTAAAAGAATTTTTAGAAACAGAAAATAACCAAGCAACCTTTGCTCGAGCGTGGCTTGACGGCTACGAGATCGAGGAAGAGAAGCGGTATTTGGTAAAAGTGAAAGGTGTTTCTGGATATGGTCGCTATCTTAATAAAGCTTTATCATCCAACGAATATTTTTTCGCATCAAATAACGAAATCAAAAGCTATAGAACCAAATTCACCCGCAAAGAACTTGAAGAAGCTGGTTTTGGCTGGGTATTCGATTGTCCAGGACTTGAAGTTGAGGAGGTAACAGAATGAACCTCGAAAATCTGAAAAAAGCAGAAGAAATCAGAGTGCAAATTGAAGAGTTGGAACGGTTTATTTCTTGGAAGCCTACACCATTTGAAAGAATGTTACTCATTAAAGAAAAAAGCAACAAAAACAAATTCAGACTAATGATTGAAAGCTATCTCTTCACGAGTAAACCTAGTAAAATTCTTGTTCCGTCTGAAGTTTTGTCGGATGCAATCAAAAAAGCGTTGCAACAAACTATTGACGATTTAAAAGCGCGATTAGTTGAGTTAGGAGTTGAAGTAGAATGAAAGACCAAGAAGAAAAATTTAAAAAAGTAGAAATTGAAGAAGAGGTAAAAATATGAATTACAAAGATTTAGAAGAAAAAGTACAACAATGGTTTGTAGACAGAAACTTGCATGAAGCAAATCCTGTTAAGCAATTCTTGAAGCTGATGGAAGAATCAGGAGAATTATTTGAAGGTATCGCAAAGGATAAATCTGAACTGATCTATGATGCACTTGGTGACATCCAGGTAGTACTGATTGGACTTGAACAGCAGATTAAGAATGGTGCTCCAATCTCTGCTAATCAACAGGAACTTGAATTGTTACTGATGGTCTCAAGTCTAGGAAATATTGCTCAGAAGCTATACGCTCATATCTGTCACAATGAGACACAAATTCCGTTAATCAAAGCTGATTTGATGTTTCTTGACAGTGTAGTTAGCACCGTTTCGTTTTTAAATGGGACTACTGCCGAGAATTGTTTAGACGAAGCATACAACGTCATCAAAAACCGGAAAGGGAAAATGATTGACGGAGTATTCGTAAAAGAGGAGGATTTGTTAGATGATTCCAAAATTTAGAGCGTATGATAGTGGCTCGTTAAGTCGTATGTACAACCCAGACGAAGTGATGGTCGGTGATGGCAATATCTGGATTATTGATGAGGATTCAGTTGCTGGTGACTGGATAGTAAATAATGACATTCACCTCATGCAATCAACAGGCTTAGTTGACAAAAACGACCAAGAAATTTTTGAGGGGGATATCTTAAAGAGCAATAAATACATAACTAGCGTATTTTATGAAGATGGCGCTTATTGTGTGAAGTTCCGTCGAACTCCAAACACTACGGTAACTATGAATGTGATAAGTTTTATTGAAAAATACAAAACTAGAATTGTAGGCAACATCTACGAAAATCCGGAACTTTTGGAGGTTAAGGAATGAGACCAAAAAAATATCCGTACACAGGTAGCCAAATAAATAAAGTGACTACAACAGGAATAGGAGCTCGAGAGCTTGTAGTTTTTCCTAACATAGCTTTTAGAAAAGACTTACTCAAGCACATTTTCTCAGTTGTCAAACAACATGACAACGCTACAATCATTTATTTCAGAATTCCAAAAGTATTCGGATACGAGGAGGAAAGAGCAAAAGTACATCTAAGCTATGAAAAGACTATGAGGATACTCAATAACCTCTAAAATAAAAAAAGCCGAGGCATTCACTCTACCCCGACAACGTTTTCAATAATATTATTATATCATAAAGGAGATAGAGAGTGAAGGCAAAAGAGCTTTTGAGCGAGTTGCAGAACCTCGACATGGATATCCAAAGTAGAATAGATGAAATCAACGAACTTGAAGCTGGCCTGCTCTCGAGTCCGAACTGGTCCGAGGTTAAGGTTAAAGGCGGCCAACCTAGGAAGATTGACGACGTCTATGCTCAACTCATTACCATGAAGGACGCAATCGAGCAAGACACAAACGCTATAATCGATCGCAAACTGGAGCTAGGGCGCATGATCAACAAGCTAACTAATCCAAAACATAGAACAATCTTGAGGATGACTTACATCAATAAGATGTATGTGGATGATATCTGCGATAAATTAGCAATTAGCAAGAGTTCGTATTATAGCATGCGTAAGGTTGCTATTGAAGAGCTAGAGGTAATTTTGGAATAATTTGGAATATCTTGAGTTATCTTAGGAGTATCTTGAGAATATGTGTTAATCAAAAGAATCTTGATGTGCACTGTAATAATATTCTGTTAGAATGGTAGTATCAAATGCTGCGGCAGATGATACTCCTTTATGAAAATTGAGGCGAAAGCCTCTCTAGACGATGAGAAAGGTTCTGACACTCTCTTCTAATTTGTTGCTCCCTTTTGAGAAGTGTCCTTGGTTCAATTCCAGGCGTCGTCATAAAGGCTACAAAAAAATAAATAAGAAAAGGTAAGAATATAATATCGATTCTAATTGAGGTCAGTAGTCGCCTCATATCAAACCACTCTTTGAGTGGTTTTTATTTTGTCTGAAAGGAGGTAGTCCATGAGTGGATAAATTAACCCTAAAACAAGAGCTATTTGTCCAAGGAATAATCTCTGGACTATCCCAAAGACAAGCGTATAGACAGGCTTATAAAGCTGAAAAAATGAGCGATGAGACTGTAGATGTACGAGCTAGTAAACTGTTAAAAGAGTATAAGGTTAGTATAAGGTATAGGGAACTTTTAAAAGAGTTCTCAAACATGTCTCTATGGTCCAGAGAGCAGGCTTTTAATGAGTATGAATGGCTCAAGAATAAAGCTAGGTCGAGCATCGAGAATGACGGCATTAGACAAGCTAATTCAAACGCATTTCTTTCAGCTTTGGATGGTATGAACAACATGGCGTGGAAAGACTTTGAATTGACAGATGAGAAAATCAGACAAGAAATTGAATTACTCAAACTCAAGATCGAGAAGAATCAAGATTCCAAGTCTGATACATCTCTCATGGAAGCTCTATTGAATGCAGTGAAGGGCGGTGACGAGGTTGAAGATTAAGTTTTCAAGCAAACAAGCCGACATCATTCGCAGACCGTTCAACTATGAGCTAGAAGTGAACGAGGGCACACCTCGAAGCGGTAAGACAACCGCTGGTCATTTTAGGTATGCAAGATACTTGATTGAGTCGCCAGACGAAAACCATTTGATAGCTGCATACAACCAAGAGCAAGCCTACCGTCTATTCATTGACGGTGACGGTACAGGTCTGATGCACATCTTCGATGGTAATTGCAAAATAAAACACGACGAGCACGGAGATCATCTATTAATAGATACACCAAACGGAACCAAGCGTGTTTACTACAAAGGTGGAGGTAAAGCAAATAGTGTAGGTGCTATCACTGGTATGTCTTTAGGTTCAGTCGTCTTTTGTGAAATCAATCTGCTGAATATGGATTTTATTCAGGAAGCATTCAGGCGGACGTGGGCTGCTAAACTCAGATATCATCTAGCCGACCTAAACCCTCCAGCACCTCAGCATCCAGTTATTAAGGATGTATTTGACGTCCAGAACACACGCTGGACGCATTGGACCATGGATGACAATCCGATTCTGTCTGAAGAGCGTAAGCAATCTATTATTCAATCGCTGAAGAAGAATCCTTATCTCTACAAGAGAGACGTCTTTGGTCAGAGGGTGATGCCTCAGGGCGTTATTTATGGCCTATTTGACCTTGAGAAGAACATCAAGGATAGTTTGGTAGGCGAACCTATGGAAATGTATTTCAATGGCGATGGTGGACAATCTGACGCCACCTCGATGTCTTGTAATATCGTTACTAAGCACAGAGAGAATGGCAGAACCTTTTTCAGGCTTAACCGTGTAGCTCATTACTATCATAGTGGAGCTGAGACTGGTCAAATCAAAGCCATGTCTACATATGCGGTCGAGCTTCGAGCGTTTATTCAATGGTGTGTTAGTAAGTATCAAATGCGCTATACCGATGTCTGGATTGACCCAGCGTGTAGATCCTTGAGAGAGGAATTGCACAAGCTAGGCATTCAGACGAGAGGAGCAATGAACAACGCTCACGATGTCAGCAGTAAAGCGAAAGGTATTGAGGTAGGTATTGAGCGTGGTCAAAACATTATCTCTTCAGGTCAGTTCTTGCTTATCAACCACTCTGAGGAAGAGTACGACCATTACTATTTCTTGAAAGAGATTGGTCTTTATAGTCGAGATGATAACGGGCGACCGATTGATAAAGACAACCACGCAATGGACGAATTCAGATATAGTGTCAATGTCTTTTACAAGAAATACGCTAATTTTTAACAGGAGCATATCAAAGAATGGGAATTATACAAACCATTAAAAATCTAATAAAAAGGAGTCAATACAGAATGACGACAGAAAGTCTGGCAAGTATCACAGACCATCCTAAAATCGCAGTAACAAGCGCAGAGTATCGACGGATTAACGAGAACCTCAAATACTATCAAAGCAACGCTGGAACGGTTACTTACACGAACACGGACGGCATGATGAAACAGAGAGAAATGACTGTTTTGCCAATTGCTCGGACCGCTGCCAAGAAGATTGCTAGTCTGGTCTTTAATGAGCAAGCCTCAATTAAATTAGACGATAAAGACGCAAATACATTCATTCAAGAAACATTGAAGAATGATCGCTTTAACAAGAATTTTGAGCGCTACCTTGAGAGTTGTTTAGCCCTTGGAGGACTTGCCATGAGGCCTTATGTGGATAATGGACGAGTGAGAGTATCATTCATTCAAGCGCCAGTCTTTTTACCACTTCAATCTAACACGCAGGATATTTCAAGCGCTGCTATCGTGACTAAGACGATTAAGGCTTCAGGTCAGAAGAACATCTACTACACGTTGATTGAGTTCCACGAGTGGTCAAGCGACGGGAAGTACATCATCACTAACGAACTATACAGGTCTGATAATCAGAACGTGATTGGCGACCGAGTGCCCCTTGCTGAAATCTACGAGGATCTAGAAGAACAAGTCAAACTAAACGGTCTAACAAGACCGCTTTTTTCATACTTAAAACCTCCTGGAATGAACAACAAGGACATCAATTCACCTCTAGGCTTGTCTATCTTCGACAATGCCAAGAGCACGATTGATTTCATTAACACCACCTATGACGAGTTCAAGTGGGAAGTCAAGATGGGACAACGCAGAGTGGCAGTTCCTGAAAACCTTACAGAGACTCGCATGGTTAATCATGACGGAGACGTCCAGCTTGTCAAGCGCTTTGATACAGAGCAGAATGTCTACTTACGCTTATCCACTAATGACATGGACGGAGGAAGCATCACAGACCTAACAACTGCAATCAGAGCAGATGATTACATCAAGACCATTAACGAAGGCTTGAGCCTATTTGAAATGCTTTTAGGTGTGTCAGCTGGGATGTTTACATTTGACGGTCAGAGCTTGAAGACTGCGACCGAGGTTGTTTCTGAGAACTCTGATACATACCAAATGAGAAACAGTATTGTCTCACTAGTTGAGCAGTCCTTGAAAGAGTTGATTATCTCAATCTGCGAGCTTGGCAGTCTTTACGGATTGTATAGCGGTACAATTCCTCAAATGGAGAAGATTTCAATTAATCTTGACGATGGTGTCTTTACTGATAAGAACAACGAGCTCGACTATTGGACCAAGGCTTTGGCTAGTGGTATTGTCAGCAAGGCTCACGCCATCCAAAAGGCATTCAACATGTCAGAAGTCGATGCTAAGAATATGATTCAAGCAATCAACCAGGAAACAATGGACACGGCCAACAGTCAGCGAAGCCAACAAGACATTGATATTTACGGGGAGTGATTAAATGTCAAAGAAAAGACCACCGATTCAGTTCAATGACGAGCAACTGTTACTTCAAGCGAGCAATGTCGCAGATATCTATCATCAGTTAGCCTTGGACTTGTTTGATAACGTTGTCGAACGTGTGACGGAACGTGGCACGGTCTATCTTGACAAACAGCCGTACATCTGGCAACTCGAAAAGATGCAACAGATGCACATGCTGAATGAGGAAAACCTAAAAATAATCTCTGAACGTTCAGGTGTAGCTGAAGAGCAACTGCGACACATTGTCGAAAATGAGGGCTTAAAACTCTACACGGATACGAAACAACAACTCATGGAAGATTTAGGTCGTGGATCTTTGGGAGGTAATAATTACATTCAAGAGATTCTTGCTGATTATGCCAACCAAGCAGTCGACGAACTCCACAACTTAATCAACACAACGCTTCCTAAGGCTGTTATTGGTGCTTATCAAGGCATTGTGGAGCAATCTGTCGCTCGAGTGGTTACAGGACTCTCTACGGCTGATAAGGCTATCTCTGACACGGTCATGAAGTGGCAAGAGAAAGGTTTTCAAGGGTTCAAAGATAGCGCTGGTAGGAATTGGAAGATAGACAACTACGCTAGGACTGTTATCAAGACGACAACCTATCGAACTTTTCGAGAAATGCGAACTAGACCAGCTGAAGAGCTGGGCATTGATACCTTTTATTTTTCAAAAAAGGCGTCAGCTCGTAAGTCGTGTGCACCTTTGCAACATGAAATAGTCACAACTGGTCACGCTAGAGTCGAGCACGGCGAGAAAATTCTTGCTTTATCTGACTACGGTTATGGCAGGCCTGAAGGGTGCCTTGGTATTAACTGCGGTCACATGCTGACACCATTCATTCCAGGAGCCAATTACAAGCCTGATTTGGGCGAGGACGTGGCAGAGGTTACACCAGAGCAAGCAGAAGAGAATGCCAACGCAGAAGCTAAGCAGAGAGCTCTAGAACGGTCTATCAGAGCGAACAAGGAAAAACTCCACGTCGCTGAGAAGTTAGGCGATGACGACCTAATAGACAAGTACAAGGCGAAAGTAAGAACTCAGAAGTCTGCTTTGAAAGACTACATCGATAAGCACCCATTCCTAAAACGAGATGAGGAAAGAGAAAAATTCTATGACAATCCTTATGAAAAGGCTAAAAAAGAGGTGAAATCGAGGAAAGAAAATAAATCAGTAGAGAAATTAAAATCTAGTAAATCTGAAGTTGTTAAGGAATCTAAACCAGCCGTGGATGATAGAGTTTTTGAAGCTAAAAATCCAAAAGAAATAGACGACTTCTTCAGAAAACAAAAATCATATCAAAAGTGGTATAATGAACTTACAGAGGAAGAAAAACACGCAATCTATTCTTACACTACAAGCGATTATCACGACTTCAACAATATTAAACGCTTTGGACTTGATAAAGCACTTGAACTCAAGAAAGAATTTTGGCTAGATGAACATGGCGAAGCTGGCTTAGAATATGCGTTGGAAGAAGTCAGGAAAACAAAAAACAAAATCCCTATACTTGAAAAAGCTTTGTCAGATTTTGCGCCTGAAAAAACTTTTAAAGCGTACAGGGGGACGGGTTCTTTTTCAACTTTAGGGCAAGATCTAGGATATATGGATTTAGAAGTTGGTCAAAAACTTACTTTAGACAAGTCGTTTACATCATTTAGTTTAGATGAGGGATATGCGAGGGAGTTTGCGATAGAAGGCGACGGCGCAAATATTTTATTTGAAGTTACTGTTAAAAAAGGACAGAAAACAGGCGCTTACATTGGTGAATTGTCTGACTACAACCCCGAAAAAGAATATCTGATGAAACCCAACTTGAAATATAACGTTATTTCTAAGACAGAAACCGAAGACGGATTACTTGTTTATGGTTTGGAGGTGCTAGAAAATGGGATTTAGTAAAGAATTTATAAAAAGAGTATTTTCTAAAAAGGAAGACGAATATAACAGAAGTATTTTTGTCAGACTTGAAGAATTAATTGAGATTTCAGACGAAGATTTAAGCTATTTTGGTGACGGCATCTTTTATTGTTTGCCTCGTAACCAATATATAATGGACAATAAAGATAAGATAAGGAAAATCTACAATCTATCTAAAGAAATGCCTAAAATAAATGGCATTCCTTTACCAACTTTTTTAAAAATGAGGTCGTGGGATAGAATTAGAAAAACTAAACCAACCTTAAAAGAAATTATCAACATGACAAAAAAAGAAAGCATTTAGAAATTCTAAGTGCTTTTTTCATGTAATAAATTGCTATAAACCACTATAAACCGTGTCAAATTCGATGCGGTTTTTTGCTTGACTTTATCCGCAGTCGGTAAAGAACGGAAGATATTACCTAATTTTAGGAGGACAGAAGAATGCCAGAAGACATTCAAGCACAAACTGACCAGCCAGTCAACGCTGGAGAACCTACTGAGTCACAAACTCAAGAGCAACCTGTCAAGACTTTCACTCAAGATGAGGTGACTGGCCTTGTAGCTAAAGAAGCCAAGAAAGCACAAGAAAAAATCTTCAAAAGCCTAGGATTCGAAGATGTCAAAAGTGCTAAAGAAGGGCTTCAGCAACTCAAAGAGTGGAAAGACTCACAAAAGAGCGAGGCTGAGAAACAGTCAGAAGCGCTTGCTGCTAAAGAAAAAGAGCTAGAAGTTGCTTTATCAAGTCAACGACTTCTTGAAGCTAAACTGTCAGCTCTGACTTTGGGAGTGAATGCTGAGTCTGTGGACGACGTCATCACTCTATCTAATCGCTTGGTATCCGATGAGGTGTCTATTGAAGATGCTATCGGCCAAGTGTTACAAAAATACCCTCAGTTTGGTCGCACAGAGCAACCTGAGGAGAAAAAGCCGACATTTTCAGCTGGAGGAAATCCAACGGCTGGAACGAACCAAGAAGACGCCTTTTTGAAGGCTCTAGGATTAAATAATTAACAGGAGATCTATAATGACAATTAACTATATCACTAAACACGAAGGCACTTTTGAAAAGAAATTGATGCAAGGTGCACTTACTAACATTTTGGAAACACCACAAGTAAACTGGTTGGGCGCTAAGTCGTTCGAATTGCCGACTATTTCAGTGACTGGCTACAAAGCGCATACTCGCTCTAAAGGCTACAACGCTGGTACAGTATCAAACGACAAGAAAGTTTACACACTAGGATTTGACCGTGACGTTGAGTTCTTTGTAGACTCAGCAGACGTAGACGAAACAAACCAAGAACTTTCAGCTGCTAACGTATCTAACACATTCATCACTGAACACGCAACTCCAGAAGTTGACGCTTATCGTTTCTCTAAACTTGCAACAGAAGCTATCACAGGTACACACTTCAAGTCTGAAGCTGACTTGTCAGAAGTGAATATCTACTCACGCTTGAAAGCTGCCCTTTTGCCAGTTCGTAAATATGGCGCTCAGAACATCGTGGTTTATGTTTCTAGCGAAGTTATGGACTTCTTAGAACGCTCTAAAGAGTTCACACGCTCAATCGCTACTACATCACCTCAAGGTATCGATACTCGTGTCACTTCACTTGATGGAGTTCAACTCATCGAAGTTTGGGACGATGCACGCTTCAAGACTAAGTTTGACTTCACTACTGGATTTGTTAAGGCTGCTGACGGTAAAGATATTAACTTCTTGATCGTAGCTAAACCTGCAGTAATTGCAAAAGCTAAATTTAACTCTATCTATCTTTTCGCACCTGGTCAGCATACAGAAGGTGATGGATACTTGTACCAAAACCGTTTGTATCACGACCTCTTTGTCCTAGATACTAAGAAAGACGGTGTCTACGTTTCTCACAAAGCATAATAAGGGGGTAATCCATGAAGAAGTATGAAAAATTGAACCAGGTCTACACAGTCCAAGAAGGGAGCTTACTTGAAGCGCAATTAGTCGCTGACGGTTTTGAAGAAGTGGTTGACGAGGCAGAGCTTGAAGAGCTACTTGCCACTCATCAACTAGCAGACCTTACTTTGGTTGAGCTGAAAGCTCTTGCTAAAGAGCGAGGGCTTGAAGGCTATTCAAACAAAACAAAAGACGAGCTTCTGGAGGTATTGAATGGCTAAGTATCAGGCTAAGCTGAATGTTTATCTAGCTAAGTCTGACCGTCATTTTGATAAAGGTCAGGTATATGAACTGGATAACTACGAAGCGCAGGAAATCAACGCACTAGTTGATTGTTTAGAACTCGTTGAGGAACTTGACGAGGAATTAGTCGAGGTGGAGACATCCACCTTGTAAGGAGGTGATTAGATGTCTTATCTGACTAAAGAAGAGTTCATTGAGCTAGGTTTTGAGTGTGAGGGTGACTTTTACAAACTTTTAAAACGTGCCAAGCTCGCAATCGACGCATATACGAGAGATTTCTATTTCTTGAATAGCTTTGAGAGTGACAACGAAGGACGAAAAAGGGCGGTCAAGCTCGCTATGGCTTATCAGATAGCTTATTTAGATAGTTCAGGAGTCATGACGGCAGAAGACAAGCAGTCTATTGCTAGTATGTCAGTCGGACGAACATCTGTAAGCTATCGCACAGGCTCACAGAACAGTTCAGGCTCGCTTTCAGTGGCTGAACGGTACAATTTATCCAAGGACACAGAAAACTGGCTTAGAATGGCTGGTTTTGGCTTTATGAGGGTTGATTATGATAGATAAAAGAATGCTACCTGATTCTGTGACTATTAAGAAGTCAATCGGCGAGGATGATTGGGGGAAAGAGGCTTACTCTGAACCCCTTTTATTATCCCCTTGCAAGTTTGATAGGTCCTACTCTCACTCTGGCTCAGGTAATCATCGTAGTGAGTACAATTCCTCAACCGTGATTGTGTATCATCAATACTGCCCTGTGTCGCTCGATAAGAGCTTCATCGGTGGCATTGTAGAAGAGGACGGAGTCAGCTACGTTGTTAAAAACATCATTCCACAGTATCACCCTTTGACAAGTAGGCTTTTAGCTTATGAAATTGAGGTGATTTGATGGGTGGAGCTAGTGTAAAGATTGACTTAAAAGGTGTCGAGAAGAAAGTATCTCCAGAGAATTTTGCAAAAGGACAACTAGCTATTGCTAACCAGGCAATGCTTGACATGGAGCCCTTTGTTCCAAAAAGAAAAGGGATATTGAGAGCTAGTGGACATGTTCGACAAGGTTCAATCATCTACGCAACACCTTACGCTAGATTGCTCTACTATGGCAAGAAGCGGAAAGGGTTCTTCTCTGAGAAACAGAGAAAGTTCTTCTTTGCGAATAAAGATAAGTTGCTGAGTCAAAAGCCAACGCCTGGAACTGGTCCAAGATGGGATAAAAAAGCCGCTGCTTTACACTCTAAGGAGTGGGCAGAGGTCGGAGCAAAAGCGATGGGGGTTAAATGATGCACGAAAATGACTTTTCAGAAGTATTATTAGAGTATATCAAAGGTGTCCAATCTCAAATCCCCTCTAAGCACGGCTATTTAGACGAACATGAGGGACTGGTAATCTATCCGTTGCCTGGAGGAAATGTGGTAGACGAGGACATGGCAGGGACACAGATTGTGGATCTACCATTTGAGATTGCGATCAAGTCAAAAGACCAGAAACTAATTGATAATACTTTATGGCAGATTAACACTGCCTTATCAAAAATTGGCTTGGAATTACCAAGTCAGAACAATTCATATAACTATTTAGGCCTTGAAGTCAAGAAACCGTATTTGAACGAGTTGGACGAGCAAGGCTTTTACACTTATTTGCTGGATTTAACAGCAAATCTTGAAATCGAAAGGAAAGAATAAATGGCAAAGAACAAAAACGCACTACGGAAACATTACATTGGCCCATACAAAGAAGCGACTCCAGACACTCCACCAACGGCTGAAGAGTATCTTTGGCTTGCTAAAGGCTTGAAGACATCCTCACCAGAAAACGACGAAGAAACAGATGACTCTGCATACTTCGACGGTGATGGAACCAAGGAAGAAATGGTTATTTCTAAGCGTCGTGGCCGTACATTTGAAGGCCACCGTGACTATTCAGACAAGGCTCAAAACTTTGTCGCTGAAAAAGAAGACGAAGTTGGTGACGACCTCGTTGTTTGGTATAAGGAAGTTTCGTCTGATGGTAAAACTCAAAAAGAGGGCTTGGCCCGACTTTCTGAAATTGAAATTGGAGATGGTGAAGCTTCTGAACTTGAAACAATCAAATTCAAAGTGGTTTGGACTCGCAAACCTAAAAAATCAGCAGTAGTACCAGGATAGAGGCAAGGCGGATTCCGCCTTGTCTTCTTTTTTTGAAAGGAGAGAAAAATGGTCGTAATTAAAAAATTAAGTAATATCATCCCTGTTGATTTCGGGGAGTTTCAGCTTGAATATGTAGCAAATGATGAAAATATCAAACGGATGAAAACGATTGGTCAAAACCTTGAAAAACGTGCTAAAAAACTAGAAAAAGCTGATGATGAGTCAGCTTTCAAAGAAGCCTACAAAGCATCTAAAGATAGTTGGACAGAGTTGTTTGATGAAGAAGCCTTTGACAAGGTCTATAAATTCTCAGGCGAAACCACAACGGATACAATCTATTATCTGATCCAAGCAATCCGTGGGATTGTTACTGAATTCGAGAATCGTCATTCTGAAAAAGCTATCAAGAAATATTTAGAGGGTTAATTATGCTAGATCTATCACGAAAATTGACGGATGAGTTGGTTATTGGTGATAAGGTCTACCCTCTCAATATGTCCTTCGATAACATCATTAGACTCTTTGAAATGTGGTGCGATGAAGAAATCCCAGAAAACGTCAAACCTTTTTTTGCTTTAAAAATGCTTGCTGGAGATGGATTCGGTTCATTATCAATCGAAGATGCCATGGATGTCTTTCAACAGGTCTTTGAGGAGCACATTCAGTTGAAGTCACTGAAAGATGTATCGGTTGAGTACGACTTAGCTGGAAATGTGATGAAAAAAGAACCTTCTACCAAAAGTAATGAACCGCCGGTTTACGATATTTCGCTTGACGGTGATTTCATTTATGCGAGTTTCATGCAAGCATATCGCATTGATTTGCTTGAAGAAAGAGGGAAATTGCACTGGAAGAAGTTTAATGCCCTGTTATCAGGATTGCCAGAAGGCACTAAATTCGTTGAAGTCATCAAAATCAGGAAGTACAAGCCACGAAAAGGCGACTCTCAGGCTTACATCGATGAAATGATGAAGTTGAAGAAAGAATATGCTTTGCCTGATTCTGGCGAGTACGATGATGAAGATGATGATTATGATTACGACATGGAATAGAAAGGAGGTAGCAAAATGGCAGATGGTAAGGTCGTCATTCAGGTAGATATGGATGGCGACAAGGCTCAGTCAGGTGTCGCACGATTAAAGGGCATGGTCGGAGGGTTGTCCGAAAGCGGAGAGCGATTAGGCTCAGTGTTTAAGTCAGTGCTAGGAGCCAATATCGTAAGTGGCGCGCTTATTTCAGGGATTCAGTCCTTGGGAAGTGCTGTTAAAGGTGTATTTTCTACAGCTTTAGACGAAGGAGCAAAACTCCAACAGTCCTTCGGTGGTATTGATACGCTCTACCAGGGAGCGGAAGATACCATGAAACAATATGCTACTGCTGCGGCTTCGGCTGGTATCTCTGCAAATACATACGCAGAGCAGGCAGTTTCTTTTGGTGCCAGCTTAAAAAAAGCACTTGGAGGGGATGCGGTTAAGGCTGCTGAGTCAGCAAATAAGGCAATCATGGCTATGGCCGACAACTCAGCTAAAATGGGTACTGACATTGGTTCAATCCAAATGGCTTATCAAGGATTTGCCAAGGGTAACTACACCATGCTTGATAATTTAAAGCTCGGTAGAAAAACCATAGCCGAGTATAAACCTAGTGAAAACGGTGAAACTCTAGCAGTCGCCTAGACAATACCGTGCTAAGCAAGATTTATTCTTGAAAGTGTAACGACTATCGAAACAGAGGAACAAAGTTTCCTTAATGGAGTAGAGTAGGCTCAAGCGAGCCGAAGCGCTAGGGTGCATTTAATGCATAAGAGATAGTCTAATCTCTATGGTGACATAGAGCAGTCTTAAAAAGACGGTTATGATCTAGCGAATCATAGCGAATACGTACCGTGTATGGTGGTACTCAACAAGAAATGCAACGGCTTCTTAAAGATGCCAGCAAACTTGAAAAAGCGATGGGTAAGAAATTTGATATCAACAACTTTGCCGATATCGTAGAAGCCATTGACCTGGTTCAACAAGAATTGGGAGTTGCGGGAGTTGCAGCAAAAGAAGCCGAAACTACTTTTAGCGGCTCATTCTCTGCAATGAAGGCTTCTGCATCTAATTTCTTGGCAAACCTCTCACTTGGCGAAGATATCGGTCCATCTCTGAAGACACTTATTTCTACTACATCAACCTTCCTTTTAGGCAATTTCGTGCCAATGGTAGGAAATATCATGCGCCAGCTTCCTAATGCGATTGAAGTAGCAATGGCAGAGGCTGGTCCTAAGATTGAAGAAGGATTTAAGTCCTTGTTCACGTCAATAGGAGTTGACGAGGGTGTATTTGATTCATTTAAGGACGCTTTTCGAGATGTAGTCGTGACAATCCAGTCACTCTTTGAAGAATTGACAAGCGAATCCAATGGCTTTGGCAATGTTATTCAAGGGGTAGGGAATGTCATTCAAACAGTGAATGTTATCATCCAAAATTTAGCTATGGCTTTTCAGTTTGCACTAGAAGCCTTTGAGAATACAGGAGCAATCAAGAACGCCTATCAAGCATTTAAAGACTTGACGGATGCAGCTTTAGATCTTGCGACTAAATTGGGAGATGCAATTCCTTGGGATATCGTAGGCGCAGCCGCTGGTCAGGTTGTAAATGCTATTTCAGTGATTGTAAGTTGGATTTCAAAATTAACTCAATCAATTAGTGCGGACGTTTGGAAGGGGCTGATAACAGGTGTTGGAGGGGCAATCCTAGCATTTAAAGGCTTTAACTTCCTAAAAAGTTTCAATCCGTTTGGCTTATTTGCTAAAGGTGCAAAAGAAGGAGCAGACGAAGTTGTGAAGGGTGCGACAAAATCCAAAAGCGTTGTAACCCAGATTTTTAACGGATTGGCTAATATCATCAAAACAACAGGAACAGCAATCAAGACGGCTGCTACAGGGATTGGCCAAGGTATCAAAATAGCCCTCTCTGGATTAGCGCCAGTTATTAAAGCCTTTGGAGCTGCATTGAAAACTGCAGGGATGGGAAATATCCTAGCGCTTGGCGGAGCAGTTGCTATTGCAGCGGTCGGTATTGGTGCTGGTATTGCTATTATTGCTGCAGGTTTGAGCCTCATAGCTAGTCAAGGTGAAGGTGTAGCTACTATCATTAACGCAGTAGGACAGGCATTTTCTACGGTTGCTACTGCTATCATCGGAGCATTTGCCGATGCTATTGTTACGGTTTCAGGGGTCCTTCCAAACGTGACAAGCGCCTTAGCTCAACTCTCTCCTCTTGTCGTTGCATTTGGGGAAGCTATGGGAGCGGCAGCACCATTCATTACTGCCTTGGGAGATGCCATTTCAGGAATTGCCACGGCAGTGACTCCGATTGTTGAGATTATAAGTAATGCGTTCGTCTCAGTATCTCAAATTATAGCTGACGCTATCGTTCAAATCGTTGAAGCGATTGCTCCGTTTGCTCCAGCTATAACTGAAATGGTAGTTGCGATTGCTCCGTCAATTGCAGATATTGTTTCATCGTTTAGCGATATGTTCTCTCAGGTTAGTCCTATCATTGATAGTTTGACAAATTTGCTAAAAACGTTTGGCGAACAAGTCAGCTCAATCTTAGATAGCGCGAAAGGTGTCGTTGAATCCTTTGGTGGAGCGATTAGAAATGTACTTGACGGAGTTGCTGGCATATTTGACAGCATCGGTAATGCTGCCTTAAACGCAGGTCAAGGTTTCAAGGCTTTAGCAGAGGGTGTGGTGATGATTACCAACACAAATCTTGGTGATATGGTTTCTTCTTTAGGGGCGGTTGCTTTAGGTGTCGGTAAAATAGCAGGATACGGCTCTGATTTGTCAGCAGTTGGAAGTGGCATGACTGTTCTCAGTAATGGAATGATGATGTTTGCTCAATCTGCCATGTTGGCGACTGCTGCATTGTCAACATTCCCTAGTTTAATTTCTAACTTGTCAGCTGTTGCAGGAAGTGCACCGACTTCATTCCTTATTTTGGCGACATCGGTTAAAACAGCCGGCACATTGATGGCCACAAACATGCAAGCGAGCATGGCTCAAGTTCTTATCACAGTGAACAACGGCATGATTTCAATCGTGCAAAGCGTTCGCAATAATGCAAGCCAGATGGTTGAGGTTTGGAGAGTGTCTGGACAGCAACTTGTTAGCGCTACTCAAGGTTTTGTGAATTCAGCAAACAATACTCTTTCTCAAATCGGACGAGGAGTCAACCTTTACTCAAACGGTTCAGCTCTCATGGCTGGTTTGAAGTCTGGTATCGACTCAGGCTGGTCTCAGATTACTTCTAGCGTGTCAAATATGGCGCAATGGATCAAAGACCACAAAGGTCCTGTTTCGTACGACAGAAGATTGTTAATCGAGAACGGTTCAGCCCTTATGGCCGGTCTTAATCAAGGTATTCAGACTGGTTGGAGAAATGTCATGGATAATATTTCTGGAATGGCAGGAACTATCCAGGATGTAATTAACGATGACTATTCAGATATTGGATGGCAGATTGGGTTAGGCATTTCAAATGGCCTTAATTCGTCAATGGATAAAGTCACAGGCCATTTGGACGCTATTCGTGATCATGTTAATGATTTTAGCTTGAAATCGAAGAATCTTTTGACAGGTGCGACTGCTACTATGTCAAGCCAATTGAAGGTTGAGACGTTGAGAGGCAAGACACCAATCGATGAAACGTCTAGCAGACAAGAAGCCTATATTGCTCATTCAACAAGTCTATTGTCAGATGTGATTGATAGCTTATCAGAATTGAGAGAGCAAGTAGCACAAGGTCAGACAATGGTTTTGGATACTGGAGCACTCATTGGTGGTACCGCTTATGCTTACGATGAAGCAGTAGGGAATATTCAAACATTGAAAGGACGGCATCGATTATGATTACTCAAATTAAGGAATATATCCAATTCGGTGATTTTAATAGCAAAGATGCCGGTTGGTATCTTCAAAGTAGGGATGCTCCTACTCCTGATAAAAAGGAGATTGTGGAGCAAATTCCTTATCTACAAGGTGTTTTAGACTTCTCTGATGCTCTTGGAGAAGTCTTCTTTGATAGACGAGAAATTACTTATGAATTCAAGTTACCAAACAAGGACTATCCTGATAGAAAAGTAGCTGAGCGATTCATAAAATCAAGCATGACTACTAAATCAGAAAGTCAGCTATTTGACACTCATGATAAGCGTTATTATTGGCTCGGGAAGGTCAAGAGCATTAAGGTGACAGATGTACCTCTGAAGAAACATTTGATTGCTACAATCGTCTTCATTTGCTATCCATTCGCATTTCATGTTGACAATTACTTCGACGATGTCTGGGATACATTCGACTTCGAGAACGATTTTTCAAATTGGACCAAGTGGGATATTGACGTCCGAGAAGAAATTTACTTTGTGAATGGTGGGGATACTTCTGTTAGTCCAACAGTCATCTGCAGCAGCGATATTACATTGATTGATAAAAAAGGTAAAACATATAAGTTTAAGAAAGGTGAAAATACAGATTTCGTCTTATCTATGAAACCAGGTATGAACCGTTTTACTGCTAAAGGAAACGGGACAATTTCATTAAGATTTAACGCTGAGGTGATGGCATGAGTAGCAGAGGAGGCTTTGAAGTATATTTTTGGAACTCTTTTCGAGAAATGTTATCGGATACCGATTTTACTAAAAAGAAGGTTGTTCATAGCCCGTATTCTCGACAAGGTAATAAAATCCTTTCAGGATCTATCAAGCAAGCACAGAATGCAGTTAATGAGTTCACTTTTGTCATCCCAATGCAAAACGATTTGTATCAGAAACTCATCCCTTTTCAGTCAATTGTCCAGGTCGTTAATCTATATGATGAGGAAATCGAGTTTGAGGGCAGAGTTTTAAGCGTTTCAAATAAAATGACGAGCACAGGATTTGTTCAAGAGGTTGTTTGTGAAGATTTTTTATCATTTTTGCACGACAGTACACAACACTATCAAAAACTAAAAAACACTGGCGCCGAAGCATACTTGAGAGAAATCTTGAATCAGCATAATGCACAAGTAGAAGATTACAAGCGAATCTATCTTGGAACTGTCACGGTCAAGAGTTTGACAGACAAGCCTTGGCGCTATCTTGGGTATGAATCAACCTGGGATACAATCAGAGACCGAATTATATCTAATATAGGTGGATATCTGACTTTAAGACGAGAGAAATTAGGATTCTATTTGGACTGGACATCTTCTGTTGGGACAAATCAAGAATCGCCTATCCAGCTAGGTCGAAACATTAAGTCTGCATCTCGTGAAATTTCATTCGATGGGATTGCAACTCAAATCATGCCGATTGGAGCAGATGAGAAGAATAGCCAAAATCGAAGTAGCGACAACAAGGAAGAGCAAGGCCCCGATGTCACCAGGAAACAAATCGATATCTCATCGGTCAACGGTGGCAAGATATGGCTTGAAGATGCTGAACTTGTAGCCAAGTTTGGCATTATCCGAAAGCCAGTTATTTGGACGGAAATTGACAATCCTCAAGTTTTAAAAAATAGAGGACTTCAGTATTTAAGAAATCAGAAAATCGCTCTTGCAAAGTGGACGGTTGCAGCAGTCGAGAGATATTTGATTGACTCTAGATATGTGAAATTTAAAATCGGTAATACACATCCAATTTTAAACGCTCCACTTTCAGGAATCGAGCGTTTGCAAATTATCGAGAAAAAGATTGATATCCTAAATCCTCAAAGTGTGGATTTGGTTATTGGTTCTAAGTCTCAATCGCTATCTGCCTATCAACTACAATCTCAAGAAGCGGTTGAATCAATTGAACGTGTTAAAGCGAATCAAGACATTGAGAGCAAGCGTGAGAAACTCTTGGCACTAACAAGCGAACTAGAGCGCTTGAGAAATGAACGCAAACCTGAAAATACAGAAAGAATTAGAGCGTTAGAAGCTGAAATCATTAAAATTAGAAATGAATTAGGAGGAAGTTAATGACAACAGAAGAAGCAACAGGACGTTTGAATCTATACGACGATCCTTCGCCGTTGCCTAAAACTGACAATATCAACATTCTCGTTGATGGTATCAGAAAAAAAACGAGAGGTGCTGATGTTCGAGAATCGATTGCGAAAGCACTTGAGGTAACATACGCAACAGCGACCAAAGACGGCAATGCGAATATGGAAGTAGCAAAAGCTAGAGGTGGATTTGACACACTTTCGCAAAATCTTATGAGCATAAATGCCAATGCGGATGCTGCTAATCAAAAAGCCAGCCAACTTACCAATGACAAAGTTGACAAAAATGGGGCTGCGCAAGTTACTTGGGCAATGTTAGCGCAGGATGCCAGAGAGCAGATCGCTGGAAGCAAAGTGGCAGTTGTTGGTAATAACGCTGTTAGTTCTGCTAATATTGTTAACGGCTCTGTAACAGATGCTAAATTAGATGAGCGTATGGGCTTTGGTTTAATGTTAGCCGGGCGATTGACCATTGATGCGAGAAATTCTACGATTTCACTAAATTCAGGAAGTTGGATACAAGTAGGGAAACGTAAATTTGGAGTGACTAAGAATTTAACAGCAGCCCTTCCGAAAGAGAATATCAGCCAATATGTGATATATAACGACGAAACTCAAGAATTATCTGTGAAAACCCTCGGAACTATTAGCAATATTGGGAACAGAGAAACCATTCTTGCTATTTTGTTCAGCGAAATGCTTTTGCATCCGCAATCTTCTCCTTTTGTCAAGACAATAGGATTAAAGATTGGCGAGAGAAGTGACTATATAGACGCTAACTGGGGGACAGTTATTCAAGGTCAAATTATCTTTGATCCAAAAACTCGAACGATAAAAGGCAAACGTGATGGAAATAATTTTATCATTGCTTGCGATGGTTACTTCATCGATGGTATTGATGACTTTGAACTGACGTTTGATTCACCTTTCGGACGCTTGTTATTGTTTGATAGAGACACTAAAACATTTCAGCTTACGACCATGTATTCTTATTCAGAATACCGACAAACTGAAAAACCAAAAACAGCATCTCTAATCAAAATTGCGGAAATATATTTTGATGAAATTCGACATATATCTCACGAAAGAAATTTTGTTAACGTCAATAAGTTGGCTTCTGCTCAGTCAATAATCACATTGGAGCAGCTCAAAGTCGACCTGCAGACTAAAAAAACTGTCATTGTGACTTTAGGAGATAGTACAACCGACGCACTAAGAACAACTGGCTATACAGGAAACGTTCTTGAAAGTTTGGTTGACAAACCTAACAGCTATACTGAAATCTTAAATAACATTGTAAATGGTCAAAAAGGTTATTCATTCAACCATAAGTTTTACAATCGAGGATTTTCAGGGAAAACAATTAATTGGCTTCGTCAAAATTTGGACGCTGTTCTATCTCCGATACCTGAAACAATTGATTATGCATTTATTACGATGGGTATCAATGACCTGGTATATGATGCAAGTAAGATTAAATCGTTCCGTGACGATCATATCAATATTATCAATCGTTTGCTGGCAAAAGGGATTAAACCTGTACTAATGAGCACTCAAGCCGAATTTGAGAATCACAAGCGTTTTGGTTCGAAGATTAATGCTATATCCGACAACATCAAGAAGGATTTAGCTGCAGAATTAGGATTGCCATTTATTGATTATAATGCAGGTACACGAAATATTTTGAATAATTCAGAATATAAGATTAAGGATTTAAGTCCTGATATGTGTCACTTTGGGAATCTAGGCCATCAAAAAGGGGCGGAATTCTTAGCCAGTCAATTGATACATCAGACGGTTGTGATTTCGGAATCTAGCAAAGTTGGATATCAAAACAATAAAGTTGTGTCAGATTTGAACTACTCAGATTACTTAACAGATGAGCAGGACGAAGTCAAATTTATTGGAAGAACTGATGGATTTGATTTAGAAGGTCAACTAAACTCTACTCAAACAAAGACAATGTTCGAGGTTTCGGTTTATATTGAACGTCCGTCAATTGTTCACTATTTTGGAAACAACGTGATTCTGATGTCAAATGGTCAGACGTTATCAGACGGAGCTACGCTCGATATCGGTTTTTATCGAATTTCAGCTAAAAACACCCCTGGAGTTGCTAGTAAGTTCCGTGGCTTGAAATTTAATCTGAAAGAAGTGTAGGCAAAGGAGGTTGTATGCAAATCGAATTTTTCAATTTTTTAAGAAGTGTCGTCAAGACCGAGGACGGACTTGTATTGTACGCTCTAGCTTTGATTGTCTCAATGGAAATCATTGATTTCTTGACAGGGACAATTGCTGCTATCGCAAACCCTGACATCGAGTATAAGAGCAAAATCGGCATTAATGGGCTCCTTCGAAAGATTTTAGGGGTTCTCTTGCTGATGATCCTTATTCCGATGTCTGTGCTCTTGCCTGAGAAGACAGGCTTCGCATTTTTATACTCGATTTATCTCGGATACATCGCATTTACTTTTCAATCACTCATTGAGAATTACCGCAAATTAAAAGGAAATATCACTCTTTTTCAGCCAATTCTGAAAGCATTTCAACGCTTGCTTGAGAAAGATGATGATAAAAACAAAGGAGAATAACAAATGCAACAAATCAATGAAATCATTATCAATTCAGCAATTAGCATTCTTGTCATTTTAGCTGGCATTGCAGTCAAATCTATCAAAGAATATCTTGTTCAAAAAGGCGGAGAGAAAACAATCAAGATTGTTGAAATCTTAGCTAAAAATGCGGTCAATGCAGTTGAACAGGTATCAGCTGAAACGGGCTACAAAGGCGAAGAGAAGTTAGAACAAGCTCGAATCAAAATTCGGGCAGAACTTAACAAGTATAATATTGGCATGACGGACAAAGACCTAGATACTTTCGTTGAGTCTGCGGTCAAGCAAATGAACGATGCCTGGACCGAGAAATAGATCAAGAGAACCTTTTAGGTTCTCTTTCTTTTTTATTAGAAAGGAGGTTAGCATTTGAAGAAGGCCATTAAAAAAGATACGGACATTTGTGTCAAAGTCCGAGATGGTGCTGACAAAGTAAGCGAGGAATTCTACTCGCATGATAAAAACAACGCATTTATCGAGTTGTCATTGAACAGTATCAAGGCTGATAAAGTGACGGTCTTATTCCACTTCAAGAAAACAAATCGCTTTCTGGAAGTTGTCGGAGCGGTTGAAGATAAGCACGTTTCTATTCCATTCGATACATCGATGATCACGACTGACGAAACCGTGACTGGTTTTGTCTACGCTGAGAAAGACCTACAATCTGCAGACCTTTTCAGGTTCTCATTTGGTGTACGTGTGTCCGAAATTGACAAGCTCGACGGTGCTCCTGTTATCGAGAAGGAAACAAAGCGCATTGTGGCAGTGACTGACATTGTGACCAAGTCAGAATTAGAGGAAGCGCTGAAGCATATCAAGATTGAAGGTGCAACCTATGACGACTCAGAAGTTATTCGACGGATAGCGTTACTAGAAGATAAGCCTGAACCTGATACAAGTCAATTCGCTACTAAAGAAGAGCTACAAAACATTTCATTAACTCCGGGTCCAAAGGGTGACCGCGGTGAACCTGGACCGCCAGGTGTAGCAGGTGAAACTGGTCCAAAAGGAACTGACGGTCTACAAGGTCCTCAAGGATTGCAAGGGATACAAGGCGAGCGTGGGCGAGATGGAGAGCCAGGACCTCGTGGAGAACGAGGGGAACAAGGTCCTGCTGGTTTACCTGGACCGGTCGGACCTCAAGGTCCTATTGGACTTACAGGTCCTAAAGGTGAAAACGGTCGTGACGGTGTGGGAATTCCTCAAAAAATCAGCATAAATGGGAATATAGTCAGTCTATCTGACGGTGGGGGCAGTATCACACTTCCAACCACTGCACCATCCAATGCAGGTGGACAAGTCAATGAGTATGAGATACACGGAACTGGCATGCCAAACGGGCGGGTTACTGCTCCAGTCGGTACGACCTATGTCGATACAGCCGTCACTAATAGGGCTCTAAAATGGATAAAGCTCTCAGGAACCGACAACCAAGGCTGGGAGGTGCTTACAGGGGACACTGGTTGGAGAAAATTACCAGCCTTGTCAACGCTAGGAGCCTCAGCAGTTCATGTCAGACGTGTTAACAACACTGTCACATATCGATTTGACGGTCTAAGTTGGGGATGGTTTGGAGTCAAGCGTCGTAACTCTCCAGGATATGCAGCGCATCCGAGTGACCGTGATAGAAAAGTCTATATACTAAACAATGGTGCTATACCGTATGGGTTTAGAGCACCATTTTCATTGATCGGACAGATTTTTAATGACAGCGGGATACCATATGGCACATGGTACGTTGGTTCAGCTACTGACGCTAATCATTTGAGGTTCCAGTTCACGGAACCAGTGTCAACAACTCAAGACATTGGGGATATCCGTGTAAGTGCTATCTCGTATATCACGGATGACCCGTGGCCGACAACGCTACCATAATTTGAAAGGAAAATAATAAATGAGTAAAATTGATGATATGGTTCAATATTTTATTGAAAAAGCAGACGCTGGAGCTGGTGTCGATTATGACGGCATGTATGGCTATCAATGTGCAGACTTGACATGTATGGGAGTCTATAAATTTTTTGGTGCCCGTCTTTGGGGCAATGCTATCGACTTACTACGTTCTGCAGAAGCAGCAGGACTACAAGTTGTTTACGGGGCACAGTATCCAAAGGCTGGTTGGTTCTTTGTTAAGAACTTTGTAGCAGGAGATGGTGTTAACTACGGTCATACTGGCCTTGTTTACGAAGACTCAGACGGCTCTACAATCAAGACGATTGAGCAGAACATCGATGGTAACTGGGACTATCTTGACGTTGGTGGGCCTTGTCGATACTATGAACGATCAGTCAATTCAATCGTAGGTTATATCGTACCTCCACAGGAAGACCAGACTGGTTGGAAACACGACGATACTGGCTGGTGGTGGAGTCGTAAAGATGGCTCTTACCCTACTTCAAAATTTGAAGCAGTAGATGGAAACTGGTTCTATTTCAACGATAACGGCTATATGTATGCAAACCAATGGCTGCATCACACAGATGGCAATTGGTACTGGTTTGACAAAGATGGCTATATGGCCAACACTGGCTGGAAAAAAATCAATGGCAAGTGGTACTACTTCAATGCAGACGGTGCCATGCAGACTGGCTGGGTGAAATACTACGAGAAGTGGTATTACCTCAATTCAGAAAACGGGGACATGGTATCAAATGCCTTCGTGCCTTACAATGGTGGCTACTACCTCATGCTTGAAGATGGCCGATTGGCTGAGCAAGCAGAATTCACAATCGAGCCTGATGGCTTGATTACCACAAAATAAAAATAAAACATAGAAAGGCTTTCAAAATTTAATTACACTAAAACCGCTCAGTTTTTGAGCGGTCTTTTTTTGTTTTCTCTGAAAGTACTGTCTGAATTAAAAAAAGTAATGATTTTTTCACTGCTTTTTTATTTTTTCTACGAATATATAAGTAGGAGGAATAAAAATGAAGATTTTAAACTTTAAACTTGCAAGCGTAGAGCAGACAGACTTAGGCTTTGAACATTGGGTAGATGTGACTTATACGGTGCCGATTTTGAAAAATGAATACACGGTCAAGTTGTTGCTCTTGATGGAATGCAAGATAGAGGACCAGGAAATCATTGAGTATCTAGTGTCAACTTGGAAGTATCGTGATCTGGTGTTACATTCTGTGCAGATGTATGAGATGGAAAAAATCAATAATTTTAGTACCCTTGATTGAAATGTTAGTGGTCCTTCTTATCATTAGCGTCCTACTCTTACTGTTTGTGCCAAACTTAACTAAGCAAAAGGATGCAGTCAATGATAAGGGGAAAGCAGCTGTTGTCAAGGTAGTAGAAAGTCAGGCTGAACTCTATAGTCTGGATAAAAATGAAGATGCTAGTCTAGGTAAATTACAGGCAGATGGACGCATTACTGCTGAGCAAGCAAAAGCCTATAAAGAGTATCATGCCAAGCAAAATAAGAGTCAGTCAGTTGCAGATTAGGGCCTTTACCATGCTAGAAAGTTTATTGGTCTTAGGAATAGTCAGCCTGTTAGCCTTGGGTTTGTCAAGTTCAGTTCAATCAACTTTTGCAGC